CGATCATCCATACCTTAGATACAGTGTTTGGCCCGAGAGTCACCTCTCTGGTAGCTGTGAGCGATACAGCAGAAGTAATCTTCAGGTAGAAAGAGCGTGTATCATCCGCAGAACCATCTGACATTGTGAAGGTTTCGTTGGCATCTGCTGCTAACTGCTTTGTGCCGTAGCTAAAACCGTCTGTGATTAGCTCAAGGTTAGTGTTTGTACTCGTACCCCAAGTGCCGCTCTCGTCACCTGTGGCAATCTCTTTTAATCTTAGATTGTTTACATAAGTAGCCATCTATATCTCCAGTGACTATAACGAAGCATCACCCGTAGCTGCGGGAACGCTGGTTGCATATATTTTAGTGCTTTGTTTCAAAGACAAAGCCTGACCGCAATCAGAGCAAGTATCAGCCTCTAACTCAGACTCATCAAGATCAAAACCACAATTAGCACAAACTATCTCTATTTCGTGCTTAGGATCGATCCCGCCATCTATGCTCTTAGCTTGATTTACTTTTATCATGCGGCTATCTCCGTCCAAGTTGTTCCTGGTGCAGGGGTCACTCCCGACCAGCTTGTTCCAGGAGCCGGTACTATTCGACCCCAAACTAATACATTTCCTACCTGTCCTACGGCCTGTACACCCGTCGGGTAAACGTTCGCGGAACCCGTTTGTGTTGTCGAACCCAGAGCTGTTGTGCCCTGAACTCCAGTAACATTGACCTCTATAACAAGGTCTACTGTGGCCGTTCCTAGCGCCGTCGTACCCTGTACGCCGGTAACATTTACTGTCGCAATACCCGTAACAGTCGGGCTTCCAAGCTCCCCTGTCGCTGCAACTCCTGTGACTTCAACACTAGCTGTTGCTACGGGTCCGGCTATACCTAACGCTGTTGTGCCTTGGACCCCTGTTACCGCGACAATGGCATCTGCTTCTACAGACGCAGTGCCTATCTGACCAGTCGCTGCGTTGCCTAGTACATCAATCGCGCCATCGCCATTGGCAACGACATTTCCTAATGTAGTAGTCGCTTCGACGCCTGTTACAGATACCGAAGCACCTAAACTCAATGCTGCTGTGCCTAGAGCTGTAGTTCCCTGTACGGAAATACTGCCCTCGCCAAAAGCAAACTCTCCCCAGCCTGCGCGACCCCAACCGTCTAAGTAGACGATGGCATCCCAAACGGCATAGTTGGCGATACCTGTGGCACTTACGCCTGTTACGGCTACTGTGGCATCAGCCTGCACCGTTGCAGAGCCTAACCCAGTTGTACCGCTGACGCCTGTCACAGCCACCGTAGCTGCGCCAGAAACGGCTACGCTTCCTACCTGCCCAGTGCCCAAGGGCAAAGCTGGGCTATTGTTGCCCCACTCTCCGGCACCCCACGTGCCGTAGTTCCATCCGCCTAATGGGACAACAACGTCAGCCATTTAGCACCTTCTACGCAATACGAATTATCGCGTTACTAGCGTCCGCAGTCGGGAACACAATAGTAAAATCACCGGCTGTAGACGTTTTGTCTGCACCAAAATCCAACACAGCCACAGCCTTGTTGGACTGAGTGCTGTTGTAGATTAACGCACCGCGAGCAGTAATAGTCGCAGTAGACCAGGTGGTGTCGTTGAAATCAGTAAACGCTGTGGTGCCAGAGCTAGTAGGCGCTACCGCTGTAAGCGAGTTTCCGCCAGCAGAATAGCCGGTGCCTGACACTTCGTTAGTGGCACTGTACGCCGTGGTTGTGGCATCCAAAGACGCTGAACTGGTGTACAGCGCAATGTACATGCTGTCCGCAGTAGTGCCTGCTCTAGCGACCGTTGTTCCAAATGCGTGTATACCGTTAAGAAGCTCCACTTTGAAGCTCGTACACATTGCTTGAGTAATAGCCATAAGGGGCCTCTCCTATAATTTACGGATTATGTTGGCCAACTCATTTTGGCCTTGCTTTTCGAGTTCTGCACAAACAGTGGTCCTATCTGATTTGATGGCCTCTTTCATGTAGAACACTAAAACCTGTCTAATTTGTTCTTTGAATACCAGAGCCTGCGCTTTGACTTGCTCATCAGCAGTGTCACTCACAGAAATTAACTTTGCCAGAGCGCGATCTGCTAACTCTTCTGGCGTCCACCCACGATTACTGGTGGTGTGGACATCTACCTTAAAGCCGTTGTCGAACGTCGTCTGAACGCCTTGGATCATGGGCCGGGACTCTCTGATTTAATGGGTATCCTAATCATGCCATCACGATATTCATCACGACGACGGCGACCCTGCTGCTCAATTCCCAGCCCCTGAACAGCTTGCTGGTAGCTGTTTTCAAAGTACTGCATCATTTCAACAGGGCCTTTGGTGTAACTATACGCTTGAATGAGAGTGGCATAAAGCAATGCTTCAGGAGCCTTATTACTTATCCAAGTCGTTGTATTTGTTGAAGAAAGCTGTGCCGGTCTGTAAATATAACCCAGCTGCACTGAGTAAGTCGTGCTTGGCGTCGGTGCTATACAAAAATTGCTTTCATCCCAAACCGAGTAATACTTTGGTACTCCGGTTTCGGTAAAATCAGGCCAATACTCTTTAATAAAAGAATTGTCCCTAAAATCCAAAAATATCTGATCTCCTGCTGCATCAGTAAATATCAGGTATCGATGCGTCAATATGTCCGATGGCATTGTCAAAAAACGATCGCCACTGGTCATAGAAGCAGTTGATTCTTTTTTAAATACATCGAGGTCAATGTCCCTAAGAATCCTGTTCTCGGCCATTGTGATGAATGTATTAATCACACTGTTAGAAAAGACATTACTGTCCACCTCAGTGTAATTTCTTATGTTTGTCACTAACTCATCGTATGTCATGGCGTCACCACGGTAACATTGCCTATTTCACCTACTCCCTCCACCGCTATCGTAGACGGGGCAGGCTGCATAGAATTTGATATCGTCTCGAAAGGAGTGTCTCCTCCTGCGTTGTTGACAACGACAGTCAAAGGTTCAGTCCTATCTGGCCTCGGATTGGTTAGTGCTATCGCATCGCCTCTATATTGCAGAGGCTCAATCTGAGGTTCTTTTGGCTCATAGTCTTCAGGGCAGACCATAAACCCTTTCCAGTTCTTTTTTAGGTCCAGATAGCGGTATCTTCTACCGCAGTAATCACACAGACCGTAGGAAAATTTGCCTGTTGCCGTAGCCATCTCAATACTCTATCTGAGGCACAAAATGGACGCTGGCAGTATCCCTGTCCTCCAGCGCGGCTTTTTGAAAATCTTCCTCATAAATTTGTTTCAAAAGTCCTATTCTGTCCGGCGCATATTTCAGAGAAAGCATGTAGGCCAGACCAGAAGCTAAACAAGGCAGAAACCTGAAGTTCACGTCACTTGTATTGGTGTAATCACCAGCATCCTGTATCCGTCGAATCCGGTAGTAAACCAAGGTATAGGCTTTATCCGCTGTCGGATACAAGTACACAGTAGGCGTATTTGTTCTCTCTACATAAAACTGCGACGGCCTAGCTTTTGTCAGCTTATTGGGCAGGTCTAAATACTCTGACCGGCCTATCCTATCTATGCTGATGTCCTGCTGCTGGCCGTTTATCGTGTCTCGTATCACAGCAGAAAGCACGTTTACCGTATCGGCTCCGGGCGCGATTGTAGTCGTGCCGTCAGCCAGTACAGCAGTAGCCTGCTCAATGGTCCAAAGGTTAAGGCCCCTGTTGGCCCAATCTGAGAATAATAAATTCAAAGAACGACGAGCTGATGACAGCTGATATCCAGCTGTCATTCTCATGCCACAACGCTCAAACGCCTCTTCTACGAGGTCGTCAATCGCCAGATTAAAGTCTGTTGTTCCTGAGGTCGCCATCGAGCAGCTGCCTGTAAAAATTGGTTCGTAGCTCGTACATTTCTGCTACATCGTATTCCCTGAAATACTTGTCGTAGTATCCGAGGGGCCTTAGTTTTTCTGCGGCTCTCTCTAATTTAGACAACCGCTGTACGAAAAACATTGCATACTGTATCTCTGTTTCCCCTTCAAAAGTACCATCATCAATAAGCTCATTTGACTCATCTTCTGGATGAAATCCCATTATCCAGAAATCTTTATCTTCAAATGCCTCGTCTGCAATAGCCTCATTCAAGCTATCTACAAACTGATGAAACTCATCTGGGTCCTCTACAAACTCTGTATCCGCTATGATCACTAACTCTTTTGAGTCATCCCATTCGCTTAGAGTCACATAAAGGGTCCTGTAATCCTCACTATCCGTCTTAAAAAGTATCCCTACTTTGTTTTCTTGCCATGCCGCTTTTGCATACGGGCAAGGCGGCAGATTGTTGAAATCAGGGCTGCTGGCCTCTAGGGCATACTTAGACCAGTCTCTGATCTCTTTTACTATGCCTTTTCGGTCAGCATCCGTAATCATTTCTTTTTCATTGCCATACCGCCGCCGCGCATTTTTTTCATCGCCATGCCGCCAGCACGCATTTTCTTTTTAGCCATACCGCCTTTTGCCATCATCTTTTTCTTGGCCATACCACCGCCGCGCATGCGCTTAACTCCACGACCTTTCAACACATCCGCTTGCGTTACTTTGCCGTCTCCTGTCAGGTCAGGGAACTTGCCTTTTTTGTTAGCCATGCCGCCTTTGGCCATCATGACCTCAACCTTTGGGCTAGGAGAAGAAATCTTTTTGTTACGAGGTCCAGAGGAAACCGCTCCACCACCTCGAGTTGCCGCACCCATTCCACGTCCAGCCATTTTGATTACCTCACTCGTCTATGACGTTTAACTTTTTTAGCAACCTTTTTAGGTTGCGCCGAAAACTGTTTACCCTTCGCAGTGTCCGCTCGCTTCTTGCGGGTGGTCGCTGCATACTCTTTGCTGCTCATAGACTTAATAGCCTTAGCAGGCAGATATCTTTCGCCTGTGGCTTTAGGTCCCTGTGTGGAGGGCTTACCGCTTTTAGTTCTCCACTTTTGCTTAGTCCAAGCTTTTAGCGATTTCTGGGACTTTTTAAGAGCCATCAGTCTCTGTAGCCCCCGCCTTTCGCCTTGTACTGTTTAGCCAACATCTGGGCTTTACGCGCTGACCACTGGCCGGGCTTACCGCCTTTTCCTCCAGCCTTTATTTGATTAAAGAGCTGTTTTCGCATAGTAGGCTTCGTGTAGTTGCCTGCTTTGTTTACAGAGGACTTTTTGACTGCGCCTCCGGCGGCCTTTCGGACTACCTTCTTTTTTGCAGCCTTTTTCTTTACCATTTTTTACAACTCCAGTACCGCGCAGTAAATTTATCCTTTGCAGTATCGCAGTTATGTCTAGCCCTAAAATTGGCTCGACGACCGGGGTTACTTTTCTTGATGGTCATGTTCGGATCACCAAACCTGACCAACTTTACTTGGTCTCCCTTCTTGGCCAGAACCGCAAACTTCTTACTGCCTCCAGAGGTTCTCTTGGGCTTGTTGTATCCCGCAAAAGTCTCACCGCGATAAGAAACACGTCCCGAAGGCGTGCGTTTTACGTTCTTAGTGCTGGCCATTACTGAGGATCACCTCCTTCAAAAAACAAAGTAACACTTGTTACTTCAGCGTCGTTTACGTCAATAAAAATGCCTGTCTCAAATAAGATGCCCATGTCTGGGATAAACAGGTCTGTAGCCCCTGCAACGGCAGGAGTGGTTATTGACAGCAGCGTAGTTCCGCCAGAAGTGGTGCCGTCTTTTAGAGCAAATGAAGACCCCGTAGCAGTGTTGGTGAAGTAAACACCCACTAATCGTGAGCGTCCCACCACTGCTGAGGCATCTCCCGCCTTGGTGACGGATTTGATGTTACTGAAACTCATGGGTCACCCCCTTAATTAGGATGGGGTTACAGTAGCAGAACCGTCGGCAACCGCCCAATCCGATGTAGCATCCGCGCCCAAAGCAACCATAATACGAGAGTTAGTAGTGTCTAGAACGATAGTGCCAGCTACTTTGTTTGCGGTGTTAATAGCGTCTGCTGCGTCTGCAATCGCTGTTGCTGCTACCGCATTGATTTGCACATATGCGCTTGTAGCGTCAACTCCGCCTGTTACGTTGCCTGTGACAGCGCCTACAAATCCGTTAGTGGATGTGACAGGGCCAGAAAAAGTGGTATTAGCCATTATGAGAACCTCACATGCGAGTTAATGTGGGGTATACCTGTCTGCATGTCGTCAGCCGGGACTGTCAGGTATACCGGATGACCCCGGTTTTTCTCACTATATACACAAAAAAAGGGGGGCACAAGCCCCCCTTTTTCTTAACTTCAAGGTTCTTACGGAGTACCCGGAGAACCGAAGATGCCGCGAGGATCGCTAAAGCCGAAGCTGTAACGCTCACGAGCCTTGTAGCGAACATTTCCAGTCTCGAAGTCGCCCTCGAAACCAGTCTTGATAGCCACACGCTGGAACATCTTCATGCCGTTAGGCGCGTCAGTCATGATGAAGAAGGCATCAGGGTCAGTCAGGTAGTGGTTTACCGTGTAACCTTGAGGAACCATTCCCATGTTACGGACCGCGTT